GTGCGGACGGGATAAGTGCTGAAAGCATCTAAGCATGAAGCCCCCCTCAAGATGAGATTTCCCATTCCGCAAGGAAGTAAGATCCCTGAAAGATGATCAGGTTGATAGGTCTGAGGTGGTGTGTAATAACGCCCCCCGAACCATCGGGCGGTGGATTATCTAACAGGCGGGGACCACGAGACCCCGTATTTCAAGATGCCTGTTTTAACTGCTAACCGCGGGATCGTTAAAGCCCGTTGACGTTTATAAACGTCGCTGCGGTGTGCTCAAATAACTGTAGAGCTAAGTTTAGCCAGCCTTTAGCGCCGTTTGCCACCGCCGCCTGCGAAATCCCAAGATATCGCGCCATCGCCCAAACTACCTTTCTTAAGCCAATCGAAGTCCCAAAAGCCTTCGCGGTACTGGCCGCCACGTAGGCCACGGGCCATGGTGGAAAGGCGGTTGCGAGCTGATATGGCCTCGCGGGAAGCAGGTTGAGTGCCACGAGCGGATGCGGTTAGGGTGAGGTCGCCCGCTTGTTGCAGCATAACGGGCTTGGCCTCAGCCAATACGGCAGCGGCCGCGAAAATCTCATCCATGGCGTTGGAATCGGGAAGCTGAACAAGAGCCTCAACGCCGCCGGGCGACGATTTGGTAGGTATGTACTCAACGATGTGAGCGTAATCGACCTCCAAAACGACACCATCCGCTGCGCCGAAATAAGCCATTATGAGAATGGTGGTGGAATCGGCGTTAGCGGCATCGGCGCCGGAACCGCTCCCGATGAACGCAGTTGCGGTGACTGCGGGATCGGAAGAGCAGCCAACGGAGCGATAAGGGATGATGTTCCGGGTGAAGTCCAACGGGGTGGTACCGACGGCTGGGGTTGGAAAGGTCCTGTAGCCAGCCCCCTGCTGGTTTACTAAGCCAGCCGTCAACTCGGCGGCGTCGAAAACGCCGCAAGCCGGGAGGAAAGTGCTAACCATGCTGAACTTCTGCTCGCCGTCAGGAGTGTAAAACAACGTCTTGGAGCCGGCGGCACGTACGGCGTCGGCCGAAACGTGGGTCGCTCTGTTAAGTTGCTCCAAGGTGGCGAAGTCCTGTTCAGTAATGGGCAAATCGCTATGATCGTAACGGACCTGAGCGAAATAAATCTTTCCAGGGGTCATAAACTGGCCAGTGGGAAGGCCAACAATACGGCAGCGAAGCGCCATGGCGGTGGTGCGGTACGCGGCCATATAGGGCAAACTGGTGCGCATGGAAGTGCCAAAGTCGTCACCCCAGACGCCGCTAAATGCGGTGAGGGGGGGTACGTAATCCGTGTAAGACATGCTAATTACGGGATCGACGTAAGGTCCGGCGCCCCACTGCAAGGGGCTAAGGACGCTGCCGGGACCGTAAGAATAGGGCTTACCCGCGCTAACAGCCGGGCCAACAGTAGTGAAAACTGAGGCGGCCTCGATGGGTTCAGCGGCGCTATTCTGAGCGCATGACAAACGGTTGTGCATGGCAAAGACCAAATTCGTGCCGTTGGTGGTGGTGTTCTTAATGGTAAAAGTAGAGTTCTTGACGAACCTAGCTAATGACGTAGGAACGACCACGCGATCGGGCAAACGAAGGTAAGGTGAAGCCCAGGGGTTCATGAGGACGTCAACGTACCGCGACACAGTGAATGCCGAGGAATGATTGCGACCTGGCAAGGATGAGGGAGCAGGCCCCATCCCCACAATGCCTGCCTCACGACGAGGGCGAGGTTTGGCAACAACCTGGGATGAACCTTCACGGTGGGGACGGTCATCATGCTTCTTAGCCGAAGTAACCGGAGCGGGCCGGGTCTGAACGATGCGGACAGACGAAGCAGACGGTGGGCGGGATTGGTTGGGGCGAGAACCGCCGCCACCGCCAGTCATACGCCCGGAATGGCGAACTTCCGACTCACATTTGGCTGAAGAGACGAAAGGGGCTGAATGGCCCAAGACAAAAGGATAGAAGGCGTTGTACTTTACGCCCTCAAAAGTCAAGGTGCCAGCGTGAAGTCCCACGACTCCGGAGCGCGACATAACGAGGCTGCCGCAATCCCCAGGGCGTGAATCGCAATCGTATAGGCCAACGATGTCACGAGTTCGGCCCTGGCCAGCGCAAGCGATGTATGCAGATCGCACGAAGCCAAAGAAAGAACCGACGGCGATGCGGGTTTCTTTGGGTTCTGCTACGGTAATACAGAGTGGATCATGAAACTCTGGATACGACCGAGCGAGCGCTGGGGAGGGGCCAGGGTGGGGCCAACTCCACAATTGATGTTTTGAATCCCACTCAAGATCAGCGGGGTCACAAGAGCCCCCCGAACAGGTGGCCTCACTGTAGGCAGTGAGGGCACAATCGGCCGCTAGCCAGCGACGGCCAGCGGCCGCCGCGGAACGGGTGATCATTGGTTGTTCGCCGGCGACAATGCGCGTCGCCGGGGAAAGGACGGAAGCGACTCCGCCGGGGAGAGCCGCCTCACGACCAGGAGTGGGGGAAGAAAAGGACTCAACGACGTAATCGCCGCAGAGCCCAGGAGTCCTCGAAACTGCTTGCGCAAACGCGGAGGAGACGTTTGCGCCAGTTGAACTAAATGCGTTAGGAGCAAATAGGACGTGGGCATACAGTAAGAAAACAAACCGTTAGCCAAGCGCGCAAGCTACGCGCGCAACACGGGCTGCAGAGCAGCACTACCGAATTATTCCTCGTATCTTGTCAGAGGATGGGCAAGGTAACCCATAGAGAAATTTAACGTGGCCTGGTGCTCGATTGAGCAAATCCAAGCTACACGGGGCGAAGGAGCCCAACCGCCAGTTTAACGCCATGGTCGGGCGAATGAATTTAACGTGGCCGATAACGGTATCACGGGCGAAGAAGCCAGTCGCCAGTTTAACGCCATGGTCGGGCAAGGATTTAGCGTGGCCGAATACGGTATCACGGGCGAAGAAGCCGAGCGAAATCAGAAAATGAGATAACGCTCACAATTTAACGTGGCCAATAAATGGTATCACGGGCGAAGAAGCCAATTAACGTTAGACTACAATAATAAACATATAAGTGAACAAAAGCAACTAGTGACTACGCGAGCCTCCGCCGCGTTTGCCCTTGCGGGAGTTCCTGGGGCTAGTTGGACAATTATTCGCCTTATGCCCACGCTCCTTGCACCTATTGCAGCGTACGCCACCTTCATCCTCAGAGTGGCGTTCATCAGCGAAGCCCATTTGACTGAGAATTTCCTGCTCGGGCGGCGGGGAAGCTCCGCCGCCGCCGCCACCTTCGAGCGGAAGACCGCAGCCCGAAGGTGGGGTGTCGGAATGGTCCAAACGTGCGACGGGCGAGGGGTCAGGAAGGGGGGCAATCAAAGGCGCAAATGGCGGCTGGTTGACTGGAAGCTCAATGTCGGCTAAGGCCCGTTCGGCGGCCTCATCACTGGCGAGAAGAGCGGCGGCTTCAGCGGCGCGTTGATCTCTCGTGATCTTATAGCTAGGGCGCTCACGAGGGGGAACGTAAGGAACGCCATTGACAACAGTCCCGGGGATGGGCCTAATCTGTAGCCGACCGAGGATGGGGTATTGAGCACCAGGGGACGGATAAACCGTCGAGAGGGAACTGCGCAGCTCCGACAAGGAGGAGATGTCGACCTTCAGGTCAAGGCAAATGGCGGACATGAGGTCATCATCACTAAAGTCGGTGTTGTGGTAACAAGCGCCAGGGCCCGAAGCAGTAAGCAGAGAGTAATGATAGGGATCAAAATACATCTCGCAAAGCGATTCGGTAGGGTAAGCCTTGAGGACGGCCTTAGCGTAGTCACTAAGCAACGGGGTGTCAGGGTCATTGACAAGATGGCCTAAAGCACGCTGCGCCATGGCGGCCTCAGTGGCTTTACCAGCTGGGACCGTGATCAAATGCATACGCGCGAGCCAACGAGCAACGTCAGCAATGCACGAAGAGGAGAACCAAGGGTCCGGGTAAAACCTACCGAGAAAACGGGTGGGACCCGAGGTGTACCGACGGCCTTCAAGCGTCAGGCCACAGGCAGTGGCGGCCTCAACCATACCGCTGTTAACTTCAATGATCAGGCTGTCATCGCCGGACACCAAAGCGCTGCGGCAAAGGTAGCCATAGGCCGAGTCGGGGTCCAAACCCGCATTTACAGCCTGCAGATAAATGACAAATGCATTCAACAAGGTGTTGCGCAATGTCGTGTCTGCGCTACCACTGAGTGTGCCGATACCCATCGAGGCTGAACCCACGCCACCGTTGACACGGGCAGTCTGGCTGATGGTATTTGAAAGCGGCTCCTCCCAACCGCGGTCGTAGCCGAAAGCCACGCCGAGCACCATTTTAAGCAAGGTGATGCCGTAAGCGCCGGTGGTGGCGTCAAATCCAGTGTAGTCGTACTCAGACACGCCCTGAGCGAGGCTCCTCTGAGCGATGCAATGGAGGCGATGGACGGCGGCTTGAATCGTGCCGCACGACTTCCCTGGCATCCAGAAGGGTTGCAGCATGAGGTAGTCAGAAAGGGTCAGAGTCCAACGGGCAAGCTCGTAATTCTGCGTACCTTTACAAGCGACAATAATGCGAGGGTGCTTGCTGGAAGGCTCAGTCTTATTAAAGACGGTCCATCTGTGCTGCTTTAAATCGAAGGTGGTACCCAACGAGTCCAGCTCCTGCCGCTGAGTCGGGCGTTTCATGCGGTCACTCATCTCCTCATACGATAAAGGAATGAGCTGATTGCCACGAATAAGACAGCGGACGAAAGAAACCATGACCTTGGCAATGTCGACGGTGACAGGAAGGCGCGTAGGCGGAAGGTGAACGCGGGTTTCAAGGGAGCTAAGCAAAGAAGCTATACCACCACCCGGAACCAGTTTGGAGCCTGGCAAAAGGGGGTTGTGGATGCTGACGATGGACTGGGCACGGTCAGGCTCAACGGTGTCTTTGTCAGTGATGATGCACTCAACTGCAAGGCCGGTAGAAGCTGACGGGTGCTTAATGCGGTAGCCACTGGAGACGGCCGCCATGACGAGGGCGATGCAGTCCTTATAATCCACGAGCGTGACTCCCAAGGACGCGTAACTTGCATGGCTCTTTTGCAGGCTCCACCTCGTGACTGCGTCGTGCAGGACGTTCGAGGGGATAACCTGATGACCGCTGTAATCATCCCAACAAATGTGGGTGTTGGTGTCAGCGGTGGCGATCAGAGCGTGGCCAAAGCGTTCAACGGGCGCGGGTGGCGTATAGGACGGTGACGCTGAACAACAACCGAAGCAATAATGCCAAGGGCCTGGCTGAACATCGTAAGTCGCTATGCATTCAAGGCCGCTAAAGTTCGGAAGGACCACTGGACGAACTAGGACCTTGCGGGTACGGAAAATTAGGTCCCGCATGTTGAACTCAACCGGAGGGGGCCCAGCGGCGACGGCGTCGCTGTGTTGACCGACAAAAGCGTCCGTGCCGAAGAAGACCACGCCTTCCTCAGTACGGCGGGCTTGGAGGCTGCCATTCGAAACTATCGGCGGTGCCCGAGCCAGGCTGATGAGGCATCGGCCGCCGAAATACGCACGCCATAGGAGGTCGTCCATGTTGCTGGCAGTAGGCAACGGGAGAGGGTTCACGCGCGTGAACACGGTTGCGCGCAAACTGTTCTCAGGCGTGGTCAAGGTGCCAGCAGAGGTGCATAAATCGATAGCGTTGGTCAAGTCGTCATCGTCGTAGTCGGGCAAAGCGATGAAGAAAGCTCGCCGAACCACGCGCCTACAATAGCGGACTAGGGACCAACAGTGGTCCGTGCTAAGGTAATAGCAGACACCTCCAACGACAATGACGCTGGCGACGCCGTACGCGAAACGGCGGGAGAACCTCGGGGAGGGCGGCGAAGGAATGGTGAAACCGTCAGCACTCATCAAAGGTATCTCTCGAGGGAACAGCTCGAAAGAAAACTTGGGGAAGCATGAGTTAAAAGACGGGCACCAAGAAAAAGGAAAAGCGGACGGAGGCTCGCGCCTGAGACGGGCCATAAGAGCCGAAAGAGATGGCATGGCGTCCAAACTTGGGAGCGAAACGTCCAAACTTGGGAGCGAAACGGGGAGCGGACCGGGGTTAGCTTCTATGCCGTAGCGGGTCAGATCGCGCTCTGGAGCGGCGCGAACGACGTTGACCACGGTGGAAGCGGTGGCAAAAGAGCTAACTAAGCAGCCAGGTGGAATGATGCCAAATCCGAAGCCGGGTTGCTCGAAGCCGATGAAGGTGTTGGAATATGCCACACCCCAAGGGTTGGGGGAGGCTTTCCGAGCACCGCTTCTAGCGTCGACGACGTAGTCAAACTCAGCGACTGCGGCGCCGCGGAGGGCGGCGGCGCTGTCAATTGGGCGTACGCGGGCAAAGAGCTCAAAGTCGATCTTTGTCTTGCCGCGTATTTCATGTCGCCCAGCGATGCGCTCGTACGTGACACGGCCGGGTGGTAGCCCGGCAGGGCTTGAGGCGCTATCGGCGTCGGCGGGAAGAGGTTCGAAAGTCTCTAGCCAAAACACAACCGGGTACTTGATCGTCCTCAACTGCATGTTCAAGTCGGGGTCAACTTTCTCGGGAAGAGCCCAAACGGCTGCTGGAGAAGGCAGTGTAGTCGCAACGGTCGACGGCGGGGCTGCGGGAGGCGCGGCGGGTCGTAGGTCACGGACGTTCGAGGAGTACTTGGATGAAGTCGGGAGGTTCTGGGACCTGGCGAACTTATCAAAGCCGGGAGTGATCAAAACAGCGTCGATGGCGCTAGCGCCGCGCCGAGGACGGGTGGCGCCCATAAAGCGGACGCCTGAGCCGTCTGGCATGCGCCCAATCGGACCCTCAGCGACGCTTGCGATGTTATTGAACATGAGGCCATCCACCGTACGGTAGGTGGAATGGAGGCTATTGTAATAAAGCCTAGGCGGGGCGCCGTTGACGCCGACGGCTTTGAAAACCATCGGCCTGGCGCGGTAGCTGACGTCTGGCGAAGACGGAGCCGATGAGCCTCCTGCTGATGTAGGCGCGCGAAAGGGAACCGCGCGTGGAGCAAGCGGGGTCACCGGGATGAGGTCGCGCTTCGGCGCGCCGTTGACGATCTCCACCCAACCGTCACTGTCGGGCGGCGCAGGGACACTGCGGTGAGATTTGACGACGCGGTGTCGGCCGCGAACGCTAGACAACGGAGAAAGCGGTAGACTGTCATCCGGGGCAAAAGACCGTTTGGATACGGTGGCATTACTTTTGCCGGCGCCAGTGGCACGCGGTGCGCGGCGCTTCAGGGGGTTGTGTACCCTGGAGCGCGGTGCACCGCGGTAAGCTGTTGATCGCTTGATTGGGCGCGCGGTGTACGATGCGGCTGGATGGCCGTCGTCTTCCTCAGCGGGCGGAGCCGAGGGTTTGGCCACCAACGGACGCTTACGCGCCGCAGGTGGTTTGTTGGCAACTAACACGCTCTTACTATCCGGGCGTTGCGAACCGGTTAGTAGCGGGAGATCCTTTGTGACGGGAAACTCGTGGACTCTACACTATTTGGTCCAATTTAAGAGCGGCGGGGGTTTGGTCCGCCGCTCCGAGCCAGCCTAAAAGGCTGGCGTGGTGCCTTGCACCCCGGTGCCCGACCCGGGATGAACTAGTTTAAGGACACCAATCTTATCGAGTCTGCGTATGTATGCCCCTGGACGAGGGAAGCAATGCAGTACTCAGCGCCTCCTTCCTTGCGCACAGATATGATGGCCCGCCGCGGATGATACACCGCATAGCCACCTCTAGCGTCCAAGTT